AGAGGAAGTAATTTTTTCATTAGATTAATTTTCCATCAGGGCCAATTTCTTTACCTGTTATTGGATCAGTTTTAACTACTTCGGCACCTTGAATTTGAATTGGAGTTAATACACGAATTGTTTGATAGTTTCCGCCCCCTTCACTCATCATTGCTTGCATTTCTTTTTTAGTCATTGGCTTATCTTCTGGCGGTACTTCAAATGTTCCATCACCCTTTTTCTTTGCGTTCTTATCTAATCCAAAACTTGCCAAACTTGAGGCTAGGAGCGAAGCCGGAAAAGTTATGTCCTGCTTTTCTCCACTTGTTAGCCCCGGAATCTTTGGCAAATAATTCAATGTAACCAGCGCCCCAGACCAAAAAACAACGAGCAAACGCACCCCAATTCCGACGTATTCAAACTGTTCGTCACGGTCGGGTATTTTTTCCTGCATCTTTTGAATAAAGTTTTTCTTTGTTTCTTGCTTTTTCTCTTCCATATGCCGCCATAGTAAAGAATGATTAACATTACATTAGCTTCTTAAAATGTCTTTTGACTGAGATTGGCGCAGCCATTGTATCTGGTGCTTTTGTTTACCTAGCTATGCAAGCCAAGAAAAACTCAGAGTTAAAGGTTGAAATCTTTACGCGCTTAAATCGCCTAGAGCAAACAACCGCAAGACTAGAAGAACGCTGCCCTATGAAAAACACTAGATGAATGAAGTTCTAAGCAGTCCGATCACTTGGATCATTATCACGGCTTTAAGTGAAATTATCGGATCTTCAAAACTAAAACAAAACTCTGTGCTTGCTTTGGTATTTGACACCCTTAAGAAAATGAAGCCAAAAACATTAAATGACGACAATCCAAAATGATTAAACAAATTTCAATAGCAGAGAACGCCGCTAGGAACGAATACCAAGAAATGCTTTACCGTCTGGACGGGCGCGACGACCCGAAACATCCAATGGCTAATACCTTCACCGGCTTGCATACCGAAGTGATGATTTATAAGCGGTTAAAAGAAGAAATGGAAATATATGAGAAATGGAAAAACAGGTATTGGCGCATTGCTAACGACTAGATCTTTTTATTTCGTCAATAATCATATTGATCATTATGGTCTTTGAATAGTGGCTCGGCGTGCCTGCAAGCGCTCTTAGTTCTCTACTTGTCTTATCCCTCAAGAATCTTTTAAAACCGTCGTAAGGTTCAGGGCTTTCATATATAAAAAGCTTTCCTATTAAATCAAGGATCTTTTTCATGGGCTGCTTATCCTTTTACTATGTCTAGATATTAATTAGATGGACACACAAGAATTATTGATTTGTGATTGTTCACATTGCAGGAACATAAAAAAGCAGCAAAAACAATTAGAGCTGCATTTAAAAAAACTTAATATGTCTAAAGTATTAAAGGCGTCCCCGTCACCTTATCCTCGCTAGACTTGAATTGCCCTTAATCTATGCAATTAAGCGTTAAACACCTAGGGATGGGTACTATTAAACCTCTTGGCTCTTGGTTGTAGTCGAGGGGTTTTCTAGTCTTTATTACAATGCTATGCCGCCATATTAAGCGTCATATTGTGACACCTGTGGAAATCATCTTATCCACAAGTACAAACATATTGTTTCTTGTGATCGCCTCTACTGCAATGAATTTCAAGAATAGTTTATGTGTACTAACTGACCTAATTTGGTATAGAGCTGATACTAAAAATTTTTAAACTTGTGCCAATTAATGATTTTGATTGTGCGGCGATTGTGCCAGAAATTTGCTCAAGTGGTCAGGTTATTAATTGTCTTTAGGGGTAAACCCCCTGCAATTACTAGATAGTACTCCAAGATAGTACATATAAACTAGATTACTCCGGCGACGTAGTGGGTTATATATACGCGCATGGGAGAGATCCCACCAATTACATAGGAGTTCATCATGGGCCAACTGGCTAACATCCTTCGCTCTTCGCTTAGAGAGCTTGCACAATCACAAGCTAGAGAGCTTAGAGAGATTGATCAAATACTCAAGGAATCACGAGCCGTTGACGACAAGATCAAGAGACTCAAGTGATTCACTGGCCCCTCATCGCGAGGGGTCTTTTTTTGTCAATTCGTGCCGGGGGATGGATCACGACCAATTACGTGCCCTGTCTTGGTTATAACTTTCAGCCTCCGCTGGTTTATACCTGTCACCCTGTCAATCTCTTAACAAGGCCAGTACACTCAGCGGCCAGCATCAGGCTCCCCGGCGTTGGGTTATTTAGGGCAGGTTTGAAACTGTATCGACCAATCTTTTAATGTTGACCATTCAAGCGAATTACCGTCTTCAAGATCAATAAGAATTTCATGGTTGGCTATATCAACACCAACGCCAGCAATAAAAAACTCGGCGCCGTTTGGGTTGGTCAATAGAGCGCCTTTTAAAATGTTGATGTCAAAGGACTGAGTAGGATCTAATTTCATTGATATAAAAGCGAAGAAATAAAAAACCCCCTAAAAAGGGGGCGGGGTGGTTACTTAGCAGGTACGGGGAAAAGTTGAACAACTTGCCTTTTGGCGGTAGTAAACAAAACGGTCAAATCTCTGACTAGGAAATCAACCTCTTTGTTATGCTCTCCAATTCTTCGCTCATAGTCCCTCTTGTAATCATCGAAGCTCAAAGCCTTATTTTCTAGCTTTGATTCCAACTCTTCAATCTCAACTTTTGCTTGCTTGTAATACTCTTTGTAATCGGCAAGCTTGGATTTAGAGTTGATTGTTTGAGAAATCATTTAAAGGTCCGCGTCTCCACGGGTCGAATTGACTCTTTAACAATAGCAAAAGGGTAGACCCCTACTATTTACTATTTACACATAGTAACAATTAATCGAACGCCGGGCGGTTGTTGGTCGTCTGTCCACATCTTAGAAACGGTCCAACGAATTATTTGACTATCATTTCGCGCTATCCCTGATTGTTCGATACTGTCGCCAATGCCTCTAGTTAATTTATCAAGATCCGGTTTCGTTGCCTTATGTTGTGGGGCTGACGGCCTTAACCCCTTAACCCCATAATGGGACTTGGGCCGAACAAATCTGAAATGCGCGGCAACATACAACGGGGCGTTTTGGTCCCAATCATCAGGGGCAGCATCAGCAAGAGCAATAATCACTCTTGATCGCCACTCTTTAAGCAAAGTATCGTTTGTATATCGAAGACCACCAAAGCGCGGGTTCCCTACTAATGAACCTTGAGGAACAGGTTGACCAATGACTTCTATTTCAATCGTGTTATTCATATTCAAGTTTTTTTATTGATTCATAAATTGAGTCAAATTTTTGTATGTATTCCTCGTCAGATAATTCAAGGTCTTGTAATTCCCATACCCGATTAAGTTCAGCTAGTTGGCCCCTCAATTCCTGCAATAGTTTTTCTTTCCTTTTCACCTTGTACCCTCCAATGATTAATTAATAGGTTTAATTCGTTAATACGCTGTTCAGCGTGCTTTATTTTTTCTTCTGTCGTCACTTCTCTAACGTGATTGCCCAGGTAAAACCGCGCTTTTCTTTGATGGCGATTTCATCTTCAATTTCTAAAGTCTTTTGTTCTTTTAATTTTTCCTCTAATTGGTCTACAACATCAGAAAATTGATATCTAACAGGTAAATTCCTTTTCGATATTTTTACCCCATTTCCTGTAAAGCTGTCTTGAATATTCCCATAAAAATGATGGTCATTGATCTCTTTTAATAAGGCTTCTTTTTTTAATCTTATTTCTGTTTCTAGTTGTCTAATTTTTTTAAACTCTTCCGTGATCCTTGGTAATGGATTTAAAAGATCTTGTGAAAGAGTGGGTGAATAATCAATAGTCGTCATTAGCTTGTTTGATTTGGTAGTTGTAGCAGATTTCTAGATGCGAAATAATTGATTCTCTAATGAGCGCATCATCTAAAAGGGTGGATAAAAGATCGCTTTCAGGATCAAGCAAATCATTGATTTCCTGTTCAGGAACTTTTACTTTTTTAATAACCGAAACGGGCTTGACCTTCTTCTTCGGCATACGCAGCAATAGTAACAAGCGATCTAGAATCTTCAGAATCAAGGCTAATGGTAGGTAAAGGGTTAGATACAATATGAGAAGAATAGGCGACAAAAGGAATCCCAATAATCGCAAATAAAAAGGTTTTTTTAAGTTCGTGCATTTCATTTTTGAATTTCGTAAATTAAATTTACTAGGGGTTTACTCTTTGTCAATAGCAAGCGCTATCTATTCCGAACTCATAGCAAGTTAGAACACAAGGCTTCTCCAAACGCGCACATCTCCAGCATGACGAGAACAACGGTTGCTTTTGGTTGTGGTGTTCGTCTTTTCAATTAATCCATCTTTTGCAGCCTTCTTAAAAATAGGCCCTAACGCCCTGTTGTCATGCGTGGTAATTCCT